GACGTGCTGCAGAAGACTTTGCCTGTGCAGATATGGATGCAGATATGTATGCTGCACTTGAACTACGTCAAGTTCAGAAGCAACTAACAGAAGAAGCCAATATAGTTGGTGAACCTTTTGACGATTCAATTCTAAACATTCGTAACTAACTATGGCAACAACTGAAAACAAATACACAGCAAACGGGAGTGATACTCAATTTGTATTTACATTTCCGTTTCTGGCTACAACAGATATTAAGGTATCTTTAAATCAAGTACTTACCACTGCATTTACTGTAACAGAAAGTGTACCAACACTTATTACGTTTAACACAGCACCTGCTAACGGTACAGCTGTTAGAATCTTTAGGGAAACAAACCCAGACGCTACTTTATCAAAATTTTTCTCAGGTTCATCTATACCTGGACCGGATCTAAACGATAATTTCGACCAAGCGTTATACATCAACCAAGAACTACTGAATGAATTCGCTGAATTTGTGGCTACTGGTGTTATTGATAATTCAGTTACTACTTCAAAAATTGCTGATGGTGCAGTTGTTGAATCTAAATTAGCTGATAACAGTGTTACTACAGCTAAAATTGTAGATGCTAACGTTACTACAGCTAAAGTAGCTGATGCAGCAATCACACCTGCTAAACTTTCTATTGATTATACAGAGGAAGCACCATCTGATGGTAAACAATATGCACGAAAGGATGACGTTTGGAGTGAAGTATTACCTACAACAAGTTCACAGGATTCACCACCTGCAAATCCTACTGATGGTTTGATTTGGTATGACTCTGATTCTGGTAAATCTTTTGTCTACTATGTTGATACTAATAGTTCACAATGGGTAGAAATGAGCCCGAACTGGTCTGGTGGTATTGCAGATGATGCAGTTAGTACAGTTAAACTTCAAGACAATGCTGTAACTACTGCTAAGATTACAGACTCTAACGTTACAACAGCTAAGATAGCAGATAACGCTGTCACCACTGCAAAATTAGACACAGCTATTATCTTTGTTCCCACTGGAACTATTAGTGCTTTTGGTGGTTCTACAGTCCCTACAGGTTACTTAGAATGTAATGGACAATCAACGTCTGGATATGCTGCATTAGCTGCTGTTGTTGGAGCTAATGTTCCTGATCTACGTGATGAATTTATCCGTGGTAAAAGCTCAAGTCGTGCAGTAGGAAGTTCTCAAGGCTACTCCACTGCAAGACCTGTTAGTACTGCATTTACTACCAACAATCCTGGTAATCATTCGCATACTTACCAAATAAGAGCAGTCAGATCTGGTGATGATGACGGTGGTACAGCTTTTGGAGACAACGATTTAACAGGAAACATTAACACTGGCGGTAATGGGGCACATACTCACAGTATTACAGGTGGTGGTGATTCTGAAACTCGTCCACGTAATATCGCCCTTATGTTCATTATCAAGACTTAATTTATTATGTATTCTATTATCTCATTTAAGGCACAACCTGATGGTTTAATTACCGAAATCAACTGGTGTTACACAAACAATCAAGGTAGTATCAGAAGCAAACTTACTTTACCAAATCCAGGCTCTCTAGATTCTATAATTCCTCTATCTAATGTTTTACCTGAAAACCTTATAGATTTTGTCAGAACAAGTATTGATGGTTCTCAAGAAGTTTTGGATATAAAGATTAGTGATTTTGCAACAGCTCAAGAATATCAAAACTCATTATTGACTTATGTTATTGATGAGGATGGTTCATTCGTTAATCTTTAAACATGACTTTAAACTTTCCAAACTCACCAACAACTGGTGATCAATTTACAGGTTCCAATAATTATATCTATGAGTACGATGGTGAAAAGTGGAACTTTGTTAAACTTGTAGGTGGTGACTTTTCAACCAGTGCTATTCAAGATGGTGCTGTTACTACGGTTAAACTTGCTGACGCTAACGTCACTACGGCTAAGATTGCAGACGCTAACGTCACTACACCTAAACTTGCTGACGCTAGTGTTACACCTGCAAAGCTTTCTGAAACTTATCGACTAGCAACTGCGGGAAACATTCTGCAAGTTGTGACAGCGGAGACCTCTACAGAGGTACTTGTAACTGCCCTGAGTTATGCAGACAGCGACCTAAGCGCATCGATAACGCCAAGTAGCGCCAGCAGCAAGATTTTGGTCATGGTAGACCAGCAGATCCTTCTCTCATCAAGCACAGCCAGTGTGTTTGCAGGTATTAGATTGCAAAGGGACTCAACGACAATCGTGGACCCAATTAGTGACAGCGTGTCTGGTCCGTACAACGTAGGTATTGCCAATTCAGGATCCGGCGGATCTGCTGCTATCTATGATACTTTTAGTTTTGTGTTTTTAGATAGTCCAAACACTACAAGCTCTGTCACTTACAAAACACAAGGCAGGCCATACACCAGTGGGCACAGCCTTTATTTCCAAACAGCTTCAAGCTCGACCAATGCAAACTCAAGAATAGTCTTAATGGAGGTGTCAGCATGAACTTGATTACAAAAGGCACTGCAATCTGCTCTTTAGTACCTAAAGCTGAATTTGTACTTACAGGAGATGTTCTTGATTGGCGCAGCTCTGATCTTACTCAACCAACATCGTCTGAAATCAATGCAGAGCTGGCACGACTTGAAGCGCAGCAGCCGTGGAACGAGTTACGAGCAGAGCGTAATCGTAGACTTGCTGAAACTGATTACTTGGCGTTAACTGACGCAACCCTTACAGACGGTATTAAAACTTATCGTCAAGCTTTACGTGATCTACCTGCAAACACTATCAATCCAGCTAGCCCTGTTTGGCCTACTAAACTTAACTAACTATCATGATTACACTAATTCGACCAATCCTATTTTCATTTCTTAACTCAGAAAAAGTAAAAAAATTGATCATTGATCTTCTAACTAAACTTGCTGAATCAACCGATAATGATATTGATGATAAAGCTGTAGAGTTTATTAAAAACGGTCTATTTCCAACTAAGTAACAATGGAATCAATAGTAGCTGCTGTAATTGCACTTATTGCTGGTGGCGCAGCATTAAATAACAGAATTCATAACAGAATAGGCAACGTTCATGATCGCATTAGTGGTCTAGACCGCCGCATTGATAACTTAGAGTTGACAGTAGCTCAAGAATACGTATCTAAAACTGATTTAGCCGCTCTTGTTTCCAGAATGGAAGATCATATGGTACGTATTGAAAACAAATTAGATCAAATTGCATTGAGGAATGGCTAATGTCTTTTAAAATTATTGACTTAAAAACAGGTAACCTTGTAGGTACTTACGCAACAAAAGCAAAAGCAGAACGTGGTGTTACACATCTTGTAAGTGAACCTAACGAATCTCGTTATTCAATTCAATCACTTGAAGCACCAGTGGCTAAAAAAGTTGAAAAATCCAATGACAAAAAAGAAAGCAACTGAAGACCAATTTAACGATCTGCATAATTTAGTCACTAAGGAGTTCCTTGCCCGTATCAAATCGGGTGAGGCAACTACTGCTGACTTAAAAGCAGCTTGTGATTGGCTGAAAACTAATGACATCAGTGGTGTTGCTACTAAAGGTAGTGAATTAGATGCTTTAGTTAAAAGTATACCTAAAATAGACCCTGAACTTGTACAACGGAGACTTTATGGCTCGAAAGTCTAACTACAGCGGTGCTAAATATGCTAATGGTAACTACAAATCCTACCAGAAAAAGTACGATAGCTCTAAATTACAGATCAGCAAACGATCTGCATTAAATAAAGAAAACCGTAAACGTGGAACTTACGGTAACGGTGATGGCAAGGATGTATCCCATAAGAAAAATGGTAAAACATTCCTCGAAAAAGCATCAAAAAACAGAGCACGTAAAGGACGCGCATGACCCCATTACTTCCTACACCTAACGATTACTTATTTAACTTAATAGTCATGACCTCACCAGAAGCTAAGCGTCTGTGGAGGCGCTCTATTAAGGAACATTTTGACCATACTTGTATCTATTGCGGAAAAACCTATGACCTTAGTCAGTTATCTATCGATCATGTTCATCCTCGCGCACGTGGCGGAGAGGATGTCGCAACAAATGTTGTATGCGCCTGTACTAGATGTAATCAGGATAAAGGAAGTACACCCGTCCTCTCGTGGATGAGAAACAAATTTGGAGTTAATAGACTCCGTGAAAAACTAATTATGGAGTATATTAATTAATTAATTATGGATAAAAAAAATTGGATAACTAAAGCAAATAAAATGCTTAAAGAATATCCAGATATGTCGAAAGATGATGTGATAAAAACTTTAAAAGATCAAGGTTTTGCTAGACCTACAGGTATTGAAGGCAGAGACTCACGTAGCTTTAAAAATAAAACACGCTCTGTTGGTGGTAGAGCTAGACGTAAAACACAAGAACAGGTTTCAACAGAACTATCAGGTAAAAATACAAAGTTAAAAAGACAGTTAATGGCAGAGGATCTTGGCATTGCTGAATATTCTGGTTTGGAAAAACCTTTCTTTGAACATAACTACAGTCAAGATATTTCTGGTTTATTAGAAGAAGGTACTCCTGGTGATTATGTAGACTTATTTCCAACACAAGCCTCTGCTTTTAAAACAGAAGCGGAAAGAATTAATAGGCAAAATTATAAAAATCGTTTTGCAATTTTAACTACACCTGAAGGTTTTCGTGCAGTACCTCGCGAATATTTTAGTGAACTAGCTGACCCATATACTTTACCAGGTTTTGATTTAGATTTAAACGTTTCGATTAAAGAACAATTTAGCAAATATACACCTGGTCTTAGTTTTGAAAAAGGTGGTGTAAGAGTAAATCGTAAACAACTGACAGCATTAGCTGCTACGGGTGTAACAACGTATTCTGCACTTGGTTCAGCAGCTAGCGCAGTAGAGACTGCTGGACGTACACAACTAGCACAAGAATCAGGTAACCCCCTTGATTATGTACAAGCTGGTTTGTCTGGTACATCTTTAGCTGGTGATACAATTGGTCTTTTTCCACCTGCTGGACCCGTTGGAGAAGTTGTTTCCACAGTTGCCGATGTTGCAAACATTGGTATTGATGTTGCACGTGATCCTGAACCTTTAGTAAACGTTTATAATAAAATTAAAGAAGATCCGCTTAATGAAGCTGAGTATCTTGGAAAACAAATGCTAGGCGGTTTAAAGAACGTTGCAGGTGCCATTCTATTCGGCTTCTAAGCCCTCTCTACCCACTACACGCTAGATTCTACCTATGAACACTTTAGACCTCCTTAGAGGCGATTTTAAGCTATTCCTACAAGCATTATGGAGTGAACTCGGCTTACCAAACCCTACACGTGCTCAATATGCAATTGCTGATTACCTTCAACACGGTCCAAAGCGTCTACAGATCCAAGCATTTCGGGGAGTTGGTAAGAGCTGGATTACTGGTGGTTTTGTTCTTTGGACTTTATTTAATAACCCCGAAAAGAAAATAATGATTATATCTGCATCTAAAGAACGTGCAGATAACATGTCAATCTTCCTACAGAAATTAATCATTGAAACGCCATGGCTGGTGCATTTGCGCCCTAAATCTGATGACTCCCGTTGGAGTCGTATCTCATTTGATGTATCCTGTTCCCCTCATCAGGCTCCTAG